CAATTCAACCTATTAATTAATATTAATACTCTTCTTTGTTGATTCTACGTGTTCTTTTTTTGGTATCTCGATTCGTAACACTCCATCTTCAAATTTGGCAGTAACATCACTTGATAGATTATCACCTAATTGGAATGAACGCTTAAATGAAGAATGTTTGAGTTCTCTCACAATGTAACGAGCATCTGCATCTTCTAATTGATGCTTATCCCCGCTAATCGTTAAAACTCCGTCTTCTACATCTATACCGAGTCGTTCTTTCGTCATCGAGGGCATTTCAGCAACGATTACGACACATTCGTCATAATCAACTACATCTACCTTCGGGAAAGAACCGTGTTTAAAGGAAACCCCAAATTCTTTTTGGAAGTTCGGGAATTGGCTTTGCACAATCTTATCAAACATTGTGTCAAAGGGTGTTAGAAATTCATCTCGATTGAAATGAATTGGTACTCTTGCTATTTTCATTATTAACTCCTATTGTTATGCAAGTTGGCATCCTCACAATGAGCGATGCTTAAAAAACTATTTAATAATCAGTTTTTAATTCTTCGGCAAACTCTTCTTCAACTTCTTCGAGGAAGTCATCTTCTGCCGAAACGGTGGATTGTTTTACATTGAATGAATTGCAAGCTGGACACTCTTCATTGGTCTCACCAATAGCAAGAGTATTCCAGTCCCATGCACATTCATTACAAACCCATCGTTTTATGCTAAAATTTTTCATATTTTTATTGTATCATTGATTTCAATATCTTCTGGCATTAGCTGGCAGTAGCAAAACTCTTTACAGACACTCCATCCAGAAGCGGGCATACCTCTTGATTCCCAACCTTCCCATGTGTCAAGTTCTCCAGCTCTACTCTCACAATCAGGGCATACATTCTTTGAGACAGTTATCCATCTCAACTTTCGCCCCATCTCTCCGCTTCTGCGGAATGCTTGGTTAATTCCTCCAACAACTCCTCGTTTAACCGATCTGACGAACTCTCCAAAGATTCGCCCCTTACTCCTAAAGTCCGTATCAAGAACCCCAATAATTGATTGTTCGCTAACACCGCTTCGTGTAAGTCGTTCAATTTCTTGTCCAAGTCTTTCTGAGAAGATTCGGACATCGTATGATAATCCGAGAGCAATCCATAAAAGTATTTCTCTATCTTTGTCATCTAATCCTTCTTTGTCTGCCATAATATACTCTAAATTACGTTTTTAATACAAGTGGTGATTTACGATGGAGAGATGTTTTCATAGACTCTATGAGCGTTTTTTGGATTGTATCCAATTTGGGGATGATTAAGAATGGTCTCGCTGACATCCTTGCTGGAATCCCCTCATGGTGAATTGGGGCATATTTCACCATATCAATGCCATTCTTACTTTTCTTAAGGCTGTCGTGCAAATCCCCTGAGTCATACAGTGGTCTGTTTCCACCGTGCCTCGTACCCGTTTTACCCCTTTTACGCCTATCTATCGTCGATTGGAGTAGTGGTGGAGTTACTCCCCCACTCTTTATATTGTCTTTCGTCAGTTTAATAGATGTACCGATTAAGCTATCCGATATGAAGCTATCAATTAACTTTGGCATATCACTGGCAAGTTTACCGAAGTCAACTCCGACTCTTATCTCTAACTTCATTCCAGAAATCCTCCCCTAATTTTTTTGCTTCAAAGTATTTATCTTGATACTGAAGGATAATCCTTTCGACCTGTCTTTCTCCCCAAGCAACTGGATTTTCGATGATTTCCTCAATACTTCCTTCTAAGTTAATCTCAATGTCATTGATTTTGTCCAGCTTCCTGACGGAATTGAGCAAAGATTGACTGTTTTGATTCGCTGTCGTTTGTTTGTCTGTTGGCATCTATTATTCCTTGTGCTTGTTCTTCGCTTAAATCTTTATTATCCCTAACCATAATTTTGGCACGGGTAATTAGATTCTGCTCCAAGTTAAATTGGTCTTTTAGTATCTGGTCTTGTATAGTCGTCGGATATTCCACTTCCTCGAAATCAATTCCAAAATCTTCAGGTAGCATAATTCCATTATATTCAGCGATAGTTCTTTCCACAGAATAAAAATCTTTTTCATAGAGTCTCCATAGGGCTATGTCGTCAAAGTAATCTTCTTTCCTCTCAAGGTCTTTAATCATTAGTGAGATACCTGATGGCACTTCACCGCCTGATTCTGCCCATTGAATCCATAGATGGTTATTTGATGCGACGAGTTCGATTTGAAATTTAATATTATTTATTGCTTCTGCAACATTTCCACTTGGGGAAGTAATGTGGTATTCCCCCTCATCACCCATATCAAGAATCTCATTCGAGCCTGTTCTCATGGATTGTTGGTCACTTCTCATACCTCTAACCCAAGGCTGTCCGAACATATTAAATCTCATACCAAGATTCATCTCAGTAAGTCCAATATTGACCTGCTCGTTACAATTAATGATGTCGCTTGCACCTTCAACGAAGAAAGAGTCAATTTGATCCTCTCTGTGGGTAAATACAAAAGGAAGGATACCATAAGGATTCAAAGATTCATTTAAGACCTTCCCATCCTCATCGAGTACAGCGTATTTCTCTGCATCCCAATATCCCCATTGTAATCCGACTGTGTTGGATAAATCTGCTGTTTTATTCAGTAGTGGGTATATAATAGCCTCTGGCTTGAATGGGTTGTCACCAAAATATGTTTCAAAGTAATAAATTGGTCGATAGTCAAACGCATTATCGTTCCAAAACACTCTATTGGCAATAGTCCCTAAAAGACGGGTCATCCTCTCAGAATGTTTCATTCGCACATCCTTTGTAGGTATTAGAGCGTTATATGCCTCTGTAGAGTCGCCTACTGTACGATTTGCACCTAAAGTATATATTCTACTTATCTTATTAATAAACTTTCGTGTGAAGTTTGTAACAGAGGGGGGTATTTCAGAGAAAGCATCACCAGAAAAGTATGATTTTATATACGATTCAGTGGCAGTCCCAGAGTAATAGTCCAGAAACTTTCTTATTTCCTCTCTTTTAACCTGTGAGTTCATAAGTTTTGTCTCTGTCAGTTTATCTCTAATCAATTGTTCAATCATCTTTGAATCCTTTTCATCTCTTTATTTTTCATGGGAAATCTATTTGTTATTAGGTATCTAAACGCATCACATCCGTGATCGTGATAACCGTCTTTTATTGGTTCTTCTTTAATGGGCTTCCCATCCTCTGTCTCTGGGTAGCGGTACTCTTCAAAATCTTGTATTACATCGGTGCATTTCTTATCTACATGAACTCTCCGTGTCCCATCTGCACTGGAAAAGAATCCCCTTGCGTATGATACACTCGAAGTGATATTGCGACTCAATCTATCTCGCATACATAATATTCTCACCCCACTTCGTCTGAATATTTCCATATCACCAGCACCACTTTGACCTTGGACAGAGCTACCAGCAGGGTCTCCATAGTACGAAGTGATTGGGTATCCTTTAATCTTAATCATCTTGATTAAATCTTCTGTTTTAATATTTTCTTTATGTAGGATAGAGTCGAACACCCTGATATGTTCAATATCCCCAATCCATTCTGTTTGAGCAAAGATGACTGCTGGCATTCGATACCCAAAATCAATGGAACAATAGGTAGGTAAGTTGGGATCGTAGGGGAAGTCACCAGAATCTAATTCCCTATCGAAATCCCAGACTTTGCCTTGGAATACTGAAAATTCAGCACCAAATTCCTGTCCAAAAAGTTCTTTTGACATATTTCTTTTACGCTCAAGTATAGCAGGGTCTTCCAATCCGAGGGGGAACTCATGTTGATTTACCCATGATGGGGCAGTGTGGCTTTCCCATTCTTCGTCGCTCTCTCCAAGTTTGTATAGATCATAAATCCAATTTCTTCCTTCAGGTGTTGTTATGAAGATTACTCTTCCTTTCCTACCCGCAACAGTTGGGGATAGATACATATCCCAAATTTTCTTATTCATCTTAGCTACTTCGTCAATGACGAGTAAATCCAAACCTTCTCCAACAAGAGAATCTGGATTATCGGCAGACATTCCCTCTACGGTAGTCCCCCATTTGAATTTAATGTACATATCTTTCTCAGATGAACGTACAATATCTTCGCTATGACCAATAACCATTCTCTGCCAGATTTCCCTAAATATCAATCTCGCCTTCTTGTAGGACATACCGACAACCCAAATTCTCTTATTCGGCTGAGATGCCATGTAAGTAGCTTCCATAGCACTCGCCCAAGTCTTACCAAATCTTCTCCCACACACCATAACATGGAATCTTGCATCGGGTTTTGATGGGTAATGTAGGGATAACTGCCCATCATGCGGGGTGTATCCAAGATATTCAAACCACTTTATTTTAAAGTCGTAATTTTTTTCTTGCATTAGAGTTAAGATTAAGGTACATTATAGTATCTATTTAATGCAAGACTTTACTTGCTAAACTAAACAACTCACTAAAGAGGTCAAAATGTCAGAAGAAAAAGTAGTAGAATCAGTCGATACAGACGTAAAAATGGAAGAAGGGACAAAACCCGAAGAAAATGGTATACCTCGTTCAAGGTTAAATGAAGTCATTGATGAGCGTAATGTTCTACGTGATCAGATAAAGACCTATGAACTTAAAGAGGAAGGTGCTAAGAAGGCAGAACTCGCAGAGCAGGAGAAATGGCAAGAATTAAATGCCGAGCTTCAAAAAGAAGTTGACTCCTACAGACCTTTCAAAGATAAATATGATGCTTTGGATGGTCAGATACGAGGAGAAGCCTTGGGTAGACTTCCTGAATCTAAACAAGAAAAATTTAAGAATCTGAGTACGACTGACTTGCTAAACGTAGTTGACGAATTATCTGTAAAACCAAACCCACCTGACGGTGCTGGTACGGTTGATACCAAAATATCGAAAGATATTTGGAAAAATATGGATATGAAGGAAAAGCGTAGTAATTGGTCTGCAATATTAGATTCTTATAAAAGATAGGAGTCATTAAATGGCTAACGTAACCGTAACCACTGGAGCAAATTTTATCCCCGAAATGTGGTCTAACGCAATTTTAGATTACGCTGAAGCAAAATTCAGCCTAAGAAATCGTGTATCAGACTTTTCGAGTATGCTTGCTGGAGGTGGAGACATTTTACATATCCCAAAAGTAACAGAAGAAACTGCCGCCGCTAAATCAGCAGATACAGCAGTGACTTATTCTGCTAACACAGACGGCAAAATCGACCTTACTGTAGACCAACACCACTACGAAGCTAAACGCATCGAAGACATCGTGAAAGTCCAAGAAAGTGCCGATTTATTTTCAATGTATGCCCGTTCAATGGGTTATGCTATTGCAAAGAAAGTTGAAAACTACATTGCAGTAGATACAATACAATCCGCAACTGGTAACGATACCGCACTTGGGACAGATAACCAACTAACTTCTGCTTTATTGCGAAGTGGCTTGGTAAAGCTGATGAGTGCTAATTTCGATTACTCTGATGGCGATACTTTCCTTTATGCTTCACCTGAAGTATATTCCTACTTACTCGGTCTTGATGAGTTTGTTCACTTCGATAAACGTGGTGACGAAGCTGGTCAGGTTTCTGGAAAAGTAGGTGCTGTATATGGAATGCCAGTCCATGTCAGTGTAGATTGGGACGATGATGGTGGAACTGGTGATGAAACAGCTTCGATTTTTAATCGTGAATCTGTTTATTTCGCAATGCAAATTGCCCCACGGGTTCAAAGTTCTTATGATATTGATTACTTGGCAACTTCCGTAGTTGCTGACGTACTTTTCGGGACTGCTTTGTCCAAAAGTGCAAGTTCAGCTTCATTGGGAATTGTTAATTTCACTAATCCGTAGTAGATAGTTAATAGGGCGGTTGGGGAACTGACCGCCCATTACTTGGAGATAAAATGATATATTTTACAGATAAAGATGGGAACGTGATAGGAAAAGTCGCCCCAACACCAGAACAAAAGAAGAAATATTTAAAGGATGGTTATAAAGAGTGTGATGAGGATGGCAAAGTTAAGAAAGCCAAGAAGGCTAAAAAGAAGTGAAAAGATTTGATTACTGGTGTGATTTCTGTAATCATAAATTCGAGGAAATTATTACCTCAGATATGATTGCCAGATGCCCAAAGTGCAAAGACGAAAGGGTTAAAAGATTAATTTCTGCACCAACAATCATAAATACAATATCGGATTCAAAATTAAGGGAAAGTTTGTCCGACGATTTTTATTAAAAATTAGAACGAGGTAGCTATGAGAAAGCCCTGCTCGGTAAGCTACTGGGAGTAACAAGATGGCTAAAAGAGAAAATTCACATTCAGTAGTAGAAGCTCTGAATACAGAAACGTCGGCACAGTACGACAACCAATCAGCATTAACAGTTTCAACAACAACAGTAACAACATTAGTCGGTAAAGACTATTCTCATGTATACCTACAGCCCGATAATGATATATATTTTACATGGGCTACATCTGATTCAGATGCCATAAACACATCAAATAATCACTTTATACTCGGTGGGTCAGATATTTATATTTTAAGAATCCCCCAAGGAATAGGTGCCACAGTGTACCTTCAGTTACAACGAAAAGGCGGGACAGATTCAACCGTCAGAATGACGTTGGCATAAGATGTTATCGGGAGGTTTGATTGAAAAGGTCGGCACGGTTGAGGCTGGCGGTACAATAACAGGTGATTTAGTAATAGAAGGGGATTTGACTGTTGAGGGTTCCTCAACTTATACATACGATGAATTAGTACAAGGCGGGCTTGTAATAGACACTACAGACACCGAAGCTCTCCTAATAAGGAAATCAAGTGACGGTGGTGATGTATTCACGATTGATACGTCTGGTGAGACTGTACGGATAAATTCACATGATGGGTCATCCAAAGGTCTAAAACTTGGTGCTACACTTGTAACATCCACAGCAAGTGAATTAAATATACTCGATGGGGCAACTTTATCGACAGCTGAATTAAATTATGTCGATGGAGTGACTTCTGCCATACAGACACAAATGGATTTAAAATCACCGTTAGCGAGTCCAACATTTACAGGTACTATCACTGTTGGCAGTGCATCATTGAGTGAAGCTGAATTAGAAATATTGGATGGTGCTACTTTATCGACTTCTGATCTGAATATTTTAGATGGGGTCACAGCAACAACAGCAGAATTAAATTATCTTGACGTCACAACTCTGGGTACTGCAGAAGCATCTAAAGCTGTTACTGCGGGTGCTTTAGGGGCTATTAACT